AACCTATACAGCACATGCATTTTTATCCAGTGGTGTTTTTGTATTAGGATACAATATTCCCAACTCCCAACAAAATGGAGGCCCCGGAGGTCCATATGGTGGTGGAGGTGGTGGTGCTGGCGGCCCTAGTGGTACTGCTGGCGGTATAGGTGGTCCAGGAACCGCATTAAACACAGGTTACGCATCAATTGCAGGTGGCGGTGGTGGTGGCGGTGTATCAGTTACTACATCTACCAGCGGTGGTGGTGGTGTAGATATATATGGATTTACTGGAGTTAATGGTGCAGGTGGAGCGGTAAATTCTTCAGGTAATGCTGGTTCAACATATTGGTACAATGTTGGCGGCCGATCAGGAACTGGTGGTAATGGTGGATTGTATGGTGGCGGTGGTAGTGGTGCAGCAGTTTCTTCAGTTGATACTGCAACAGGAAATGGAGCGGGTGGTGCGTTATTAATAATATATAATACTACAGCATCTACGTATTCATACCCTAGTATTATGCCAGTAGTGGTTAATAGTGTAAGCACCGCTAGTGCTACATTATTAGTAGCTTCAAGCACAACAAATAACACATTATTAACACAATTTGATAATATTATAACTTCTTATCAAAGTTTGCAGTACAAAAGTCTTAATACTGTTAATTTAGTAAATTATGGTAATGTTGATATAAATGTGAATAAAATACCTCAATCACAGTCTATAGTTGCTGGAAATCTTCAAGTTATTACATATATAACTGATCATGAGATGATGTTAAAAAATAGTGATCCAACATTACCTGCTACATATAATACACCAGGAAACTATCAATTTATACAAGAAATTAGACCAGATAATGATCCTAGATTAATAACTGTGCGTGTTCAAAACTTTGTTACAGGAGTAACTGGTAGTGATGGATCTCCGGTTGTTTCTGTAACAGCAGGTGGACAAATTTGGTTCTAATTATTCAAAAATAAATATTACGAAATCCATATAGAGATAAATTACAATGTTATAAATAGATATAACATCATATTACAATAAGGAATTTTAACATGAGTCATTTTGCAAAAGTAGAAAACGGAGTAGTCACACAAGTAATTGTTATTGAACAAGACGTACTTAATACTGGACATTGGGGTGATCCTAGTATGTGGGTTCAAACCAGTTACAATACATATGGTGGAGAACACAGGTTAGGTGGAACTCCTTTACGTAAAAATTATGCAGGAATTGGATATACATACGATATCCAACGAGATGCTTTTTATACTCCTAAACCATATGTTAGTTGGATATTAAATGAAAATACATGCATTTGGGAACCACCTGTTGCCATGCCAACTGATGGAACGGAAAAGGGTGTATTTTATTCATGGAATGAAAGTCATCTAACTTGGGACTCTCATCCAATTCCAACGCCACCTACTGAATAAATTAAACATCAATAATGACCTACGATCTTGGTGTATTTAAACGTCAAAGATATGTATACCCCACCTTTAATGCGGTAGGCGGAAATATATCTTATTACACCAGTAATGGCGTTGCTTATACTGTACATACTTTTTTATCAGGTACTAGTACTTTTGCAGTATTCTCCACATCAACAGTTGATATATTATTAGTAGGTGCCGGAGCATCTGGAACAAGTAACGGGCCTGGCGGTCAGTACGGTGCAGGCGGAAATGCAGGACAAGTTCTAACAACTAGTACTACATTAAACATTGGACAATGTATTGTTACAGTTGGTCAAGGCGGCGCTGGCAATCAAACTGGCTCCTTTGCGGCAGGCGGAAATACTTCAATTGTAGGTACTATTAACATCTTAATTGCATCTACTGCTACCGGTGCTACTAGTGGTGGTGGAGCTGATGGTGCCGGTGGCGGCCTTGGTGCTAGTGGTACTAGAAATGTTAATTCTGGAGGCCCGGGTGTTGCTAATAATTATGCCACTACCGTATCTACTTATTACGGCGGTGGGGGTGGTGCATACACCGCTGGTTATGGTGCTGGAAATGGTTCTGGTGGCATTGGAGGGGGAGGTGGAGCAGGAGTTTCTGCAACACCTAATACCGGTGGGGGTGGGGGTGGTAGTGGCGATGGCTACTCTAGTGGCGGCTCTTACTATCCTAGTGGATCTGGTGGATCTGGTATTGTTGTAATTCGCTATCCAACACCTATTAACAGTATCATTCCAGTCAACGATCAATATTTTAATTATGTTAGTCTCTTACTCAGCAATCAAACAACAAATGTAACTACCCCCCAAGGAATTAGTTCTACAGTAATACCAAAAATTGAATATATAGCAGTAGGTGGTGGCGGAGCATCTGGTCGAGAAACTGGCGGTTATCCACAAAACTATCACCTTGGTGGAGGTGGTGGTGGAGGTGGCGTAGTATTTGGAACATTTACTAATGTATTACTAGCATCATCAAATACCTTTGTTGTTACAATCGGTGGCGGCGGTACAACAGGTGGTAGTGGCGGCTCGACAACTGTTACTAGCAGAGCAGGCTGGGGATTTTCTACCGCAACTATTGCCGCATTAGGTGGGGGTGCTGGAGGCAATGGATCTTCTGGTAACACTTCCGATGCCACAGCAGGAACAGCCGGTGGATCCGGTGGCGGTGGAGGTGGCGGTTATGGTGGTGGTGGCGGTGGCGGTACAAGTACTCAAATTACAATAGTAGATGTAAGTCGAGGATATTCCGGAGGGGCTGGCGGAGCTCGAGGTGCCTCATTCAATTGGGCCTTTGGCGGTGGCGGTGGCGGTGCAGGCGGCGCCGGCCAAGCAGGAGCTCAAGATGCCGGAGGTGCAGGCGGCAGCGGATATACATGGCTTAATGGCAGTGCATATGGAGCTGGTGGTGATGGACATCCTGCTGGTGCTTCTACAAGTGGCTCTGGGGTTGCAGGAGCTGCCGGTACAGGTAATGGTGGTACTGCTGATGGATCTCAAGTAAACGGAAGCCCGGGAAACCAACCCTATGGACCAGGTGGCGGCAGTGGAGCAGTAATATTTAGATACGCTGGAACCCAAGTACTAGCAACTGGTGGTGCTATTTCAACTGTATCAAATTATGTTTATCACAGTTTTACATCAGGGGGGGTACTTTCTTTAATTGATACTATTAGTACCAGTACCACAGTTACATTGTCATCACCTATAAATTATCTATTAGTTGGAGGTGGTGGCGGCGGTGCTGGATCGACATTTAGTGGAACACCCGGTGCAGGCGGCGCAGGCGGGCTTATTACAGGTACTTTTACCATAACAAATATTGCTACCTTATTGTCAATTTCAATAGGCTCAGGCGGAGGTGGCGGTGGTAGTGGAGCGGGCGGAAATATTGGTAATGATTCATCAATTACTGGTAATTATATAACTAAAATAGCATACGGTGGTGGAGCCGGTGGTGGTGGAGCCGGTGGTAGTGGTGGCGGCGCAACTGGTTTTAATCCAGGAACCTCTGGTGCTGGTGCAGCAACACAACCGGGATCAATTTATGGTGGTTATGGTAATGCTGGTAGTACGTCAAATAGTGGAGGCGGTGGCGGTGCTGGTGCTACTGGATCAGGTACTGCTGGCGGACTCGGTCTATATGTCAATACACCAAGTTCAACATATGCAAAAACTTATGCAACTGGTGGTACAGGTGGTGCAGGCGATGGTGGAATAAATTCTACTCCAAATACTGGAAATGGAGGTGGTTCTGCTGGATCTGGTTCTTCAAATTCCGCCGGTGGCGGTGGGTCTGGTATTTCAATATTATGGGAACCATCTTCTAATCCTATGCCCAGTGTAATTGGTGCTCCTACTATAGTTACCACAAGTGGTTATAGGGTGTATGTATTCACTAGTACAGGTGCATTAATATTTGGTAATTCACTAAGTAATACTAAATTTACAGATAATGGTACTAATTCATATCCAATATTATACAATGGTAATCCTTCACAAGGTTCATTTAATCCGTATGCTAAAAACTGGAGTGTATATTTTGACGGAAGTAGTTATCTATCAATACCAAATAGTGCATCATATGGCACCACTAGATTAAATTTAGGTTCTAATAGCGATTTTACTATCGAAGGCTGGGCATATTTTAATAGCGTATCATCGGGAATGTTAATAGCACATGAATACACTATTTGGAGAATTGGAGTGGCCAGCGGGACCTTACAATATTCTCTTAGTTCGAATGGAAGTAATTATGCAGGAATAGCCAGTAGTGTATCAATGGGTACTGTAGTAGTAGGTCGCTGGTATCACTTTGCATTAGTACGTAATGGATCAACATTTACTCCATACCTAAATGGTATAGCAGGAACTCCAACTATAAGTTCGGCAAGTTTATATGGCGGTACTATTGAAGGTTTAACTGTAGGTATGGGAGATACGAACAATTATTTTAGCGGATACTTATCAAACATACGTATATTAAAAGGAACTGCTTTTTATACAGCACCATTTACTCCGTCTATTAGTCCATTACCACTAGTAGCAAATACATTATTACTAACATGTTCTAATAGTATATGGGATGATGTAAGTGACTACAATTGGTCGATTATACCCAAGGGAATACCTGCTGTTAAGAAGTTTTCACCATTTTCTAATTTTGGTTCATATAATACTACATTAGTTGGAGGTAGTGCATATTTCAATGGGACTACTGATTACTTGACAGTCAGTAGTACAAGCACTACTAATGTACCTGATTGGACATATCTACATAATGGAACCACTGACTACACTATAGAAGGGTGGATATATCCGTTTTCTACTTCTACTCAACAAGGATTAATTAGCACTGGTGGCAGTGTTACTGTCCCGGGAATGTCTCTATTTTATAGCTACTTTTATGCCGGTAAAGGAAGTCTTACATGGGAAATAACCAAAGGTGACAATAGTAGTTATACTCAAATTTCTAGTAATGCTAGTATTGTTAAAGAAAATGCATGGAGTCACATTGCATGTACATTTGCTAGTAGCAATAAAACCACAAGTTTATATGTAAATGGAGTTAGGGTAGCAACCAGTGCTACTACCACATCATCATTTACTGCCACATCTACTGCTTATCCATTGGCTATTGGAAATTTTGGTGCTATTACAGGTTATTACAAAGGTTACATATCTAATCTGAGAATATTAAAAGGTGTTATATCTGACGGTGTAGTTACTTCTAATATTCCTGTAGGAACAACTCTGGAATACCTAGTGGTTGGTGGCGGTGGTGGCGCTGGTACAGGTGGTGGCGGTGGTGCTGGAGGTTTCAGAACCAGTACATTTGTTACTACACAAACAGGTATAATTTATACTGTTACGGTCGGTAATGGCGGGGCTGCAGGTGGTGCAGGCGGAGATTCTTCGTTAGTAGGAGGCAGTTTAAACTTTGTTAGTGCTGGCGGTGGCGGCGGCGGCGGAACAGGTGGTAACGGTGGGTCGGGCGGTGGCGGTGGTGGATCCGGTACAGGCGGTTTTGGTAATACTCCGGCAACGGTTCCTGCTCAAGGTTTCAACGGCGGCACCGGATCTGGCGGAAACGGCAATGGCGGTGGTGGTGGTGCAACTTCAGCGGGTACCGTCCGCAACGGCGGGGCTGGAGCACTATCAAATATAGACGGATTAGGATATTATTATTCTGGTGGCGGAGGCGGCAATGGCGGCGGCTACACAGGCGGTGATGGTGGTATTGGCGGAGGTGGATACGGCCAAGGTTATAATTTTGGCAATCAAGGCTCCGGTTCTCGGGGAACTGCTTCATCAACTTCGGGATTTTCAAATAGTGGCGGTGGTGGCGGTACTAATGGGGCTGGTGGTTCTGGTATAGTTATTATACGCTATTTAGGACCACAACGAGCAACCGGTGGTAATATTATAACAACTAATATAAGTGGATATACTGTACATACATTCCTTTCATCTGGCGTATTTACAGATAGTATACCTTCATACACATTACCAGTTGCTCCAGTAGTTGCTAGTTCAACTGCTACTAATTTATTACTTAACTTTACTGATTCTGTAATTGTTGATGCATCATCAAACACTGATATATACACTGGAGGAGATGCGGGATTAATATCTCCTATTAAAAAATATAATAACATGAGTATGTATTTTGATGGAACAACAGGAACTGGATTAATAATAAGTACAAGTTCAGCAGTTGCTTTGGGGTCTGGTGATTTTACTGTAGAAATGTGGATGTATCCATTAACATCATATAATACAGGAAATGCACCTGCATTATTAGATGCACGAACAACAGGTGATGGAGCAGGATTAATACGTTTTGGATTTAATGGAACAACAATTTATGGTGGACCGCAAATAGCATGGAAAGAAAATGTTACAAGCATTGTTACCGCTACTGTAATACTTAATGTATGGCAACATATAGCAGTGGTTAGAAATAGTGGAACAATAACTATGTACAATAATGGTACTGCTATTTCTAATGCTTCAAACAGTACATCGTTGACGGTGCCATTTAAATATATCGCACAAACATATAATAATTTACCATTTAACGGATATATAGATGATCTAAGAATCACAAATGGTATAGCACGTTATACTACTGCATTTATTCCACCTATACAGAAACTACAACTCAAATAATTTGACCTCAGGGTTAAAGAATGTATAATTAATAGCATATGAAACTTGCTATTATAGACATAATTGGTATACCGTACGATGGTAATACCGTAGATAATCAAGGACTAGGTGGTAGCGAAAGTGCAGTTACCCTTATGTCCAGAGAACTTAATAATATCGGGTTCTCTGTTACTGTTTTTAATAATTGTGGAATCGATCATGCACGTTCTGGAAATTTTAACGGAGTAGAATATCGACCACTCAGTGATCTAGCGTTAGATCACGAATTTGATATCGTTATAAGTTCCAGAACAATAATACCTTTTACCAAACCTGAAGACTATCATAGATTAGGTGATGGAAGAGCTATGCCCTTCCAAAGTATGAATTTATATGATAGAGTAGTTAGTCAAGCCAAAATGCGTATATTGTGGATGCATGATACATTTTGTCTAGGTGATAATCTCATAGAAGAGCTTGCAACCGCAAATCGTATCACTGACATCTTTACTCTTAGTGATTTTCATTTAACTTATGTAGCTAATTGTAATCACGGCCGCCGTCGTAATTTTGAAGTATTAAAACGTAAATTGTTTATCACACGTAACGGGGCTCAAAACTTTAAAACAGAAGTTGATATAAACGCTAAAGATCCTAACTTGTTTGTTTACAATGCAAGTGTAACTAAAGGAATGGTTCCTTTAATTCAACAGATATGGCCCCGTGTTAAAGCACATATACCTAGTGCTAGATTAAAAGTTATAGGTGGATACTATAGATTTAGTGAAAGTTCAGAACCCGATCAACAAGAAAAAGACTGGCGAATAATGTCCGTTGATCCACGTAATCAAGAATTGGGTATAGAATATACAGGTGTTATATCTCAAAAAGAAATTGCCGATATACTCACCGAATCTAGTTTTATGATATATCCTTCAGTTTTTCCAGAAACATTCGGAATATCATCGCTAGAAAGTCTATTGTACAATACTCCTATTATCACGTGTAGATTTGGTGCATTAGAAGAAATTGCGTTAGAAGGTGCATGTTATCTAATGGATTATGCCATTGAACCTAACGGATTATTTCCTGATATAAACACTACTGAACAAGTTGACAAGTTTGTAAATTTAACAATACAAGCATATCATAACAAGTATCTACATCAACAAAAACAATACTACTGTAATATTGTCAAAGACATCGCAGGATGGGATGGTGTTGCTCTACAATGGAAACAGTTCATGGTATATAAACTAGGCAACTATTTGTCAAGAGATGAATATCGTGCTGTATCAAAAATTAATTGTAGAGTACATAAAGTTTGGAATAGAAGATTTACTAATACAATCGAACTAGAAAATTATAAATCTGGTAATGAACAAAGTATAACAATAATTAGCCCTTTCTATAATTGTGCCAATTATATATCTCGTTGTATAATAAGTGTAGCATCTCAGGATTATGATAATTATCAGCACATTTTAATCGACGATGCAAGTACCGATAATTCCATCGAAGTTATATTAGCAACATTAAAAGTTTTGCCTGAAGATATTAGAAATAAATTTACTGTTATATCTAACCGTGAAAATTTAGGAGCAGTTAGGAATCAAATACAAAATATTAGAACCCTGATAAGTGATGATAACATAGTGATGTTGCTTGATGGTGACGATAGTTTAATTAATGACAATACTGTGTTATCCTATTACAATTCTATATATGATGGTACTACAGAATTTACATATGGCTCATGCTGGAGCATGGTTGACAATATTCCTTTGATTAGTCAGCCGTATCCTGAATCAGTAAAACAAAATAAATTATATAGAAATCATCACTTCAATTGGATATTACCCTATACACATTTAAGAACATTTAAAAAGAGTTTGCTCAATACAATTAACGACGATCAATTTAAAGATTTAAATGGTAATTGGTATAAGGCAGGTGGAGACGGAAGTGTATTTTATGCTTTGATAGAAGCCGCAGATCCTAACAAGGTAAAATGTATAACAGATGTTGTATATAATTACAACGATGCAAGTCCATTAAATGATTATAAAGTTAATGGAGATGAGCAAAATAAAAATGCAAGAGAGATAGTTAATAAAATGAATCAACAAAAAAAAACGATACTTATAGCAATACCAACAGCTAAAAATATTGAGCCGGATACATATAAAAGTATATATGACTTAATAGTACCCGATGGATATGAAACAACATTTCAATATTTCTTTGGATATAATGTAGATCAGGTACGCAATCTAATTGCAGACTGGGTTGTTAAAGGTTATGATTATCTATTCTCAGTAGATAGTGATATTGCATTTGCACCCGATACACTATCTAAAATGTTAGCACATGATCGAGATGTTGTGAGCGGATTATATATACAAAGAAAACCGGGGCAACATATTTTAGAAATATACGAACATACTCCAACTGGTGGAGTTGTAAATATGCCTTATGGAAAATTAAAAGGCAGACCATTGGTAGAAGTTGCAGGGTGTGGGTTTGGGTGTGCTCTTGTTAAAGCAGAAGTTATGCGTAAAATAGGATATCCCCAGTTTAAATATCATAGTGCTATTAGCATAAATGATACCGTATCCGAAGATGTTGATTTCTGTAGAAAAGCAAGAGACAATGGATTTACAATTTGGGCAGATCCTAGCATATTATGTAGACATACAGGAAGTTTTACATTTAATGTAGATACTGCTATTCCAGTAATAAACACAACATCCGAAGTGATCGATATTAAACAATTTTTAAGAGCGCTACGTGATCCATATCCATTTCCTCCTGACCATATAGAATATCTAAACAAACTAAAAAATGATGGAGTAGATCCGATGGTAATATATGATGTAGGTGCTTGTGTATTACATTGGACTGATAGGGTTAAAACAATTTGGCCCGAAGCCACAGTAATTGCGTTTGAAGCAGCAGATGTACATGAATTTTTATATCAAGAAGCAGGAATACAATATCATATAGGGGTATTAAGTGATGCAAGTGGCAAAGAAGTAAACTTCTATCAAAATGATAACGCACCAGGCGGCAATAGTTATTACAGAGAAAATGCAGAGATACAACCAGCAGCCGCACATTTATATGCAGACAAATATTTAAGAAAACTTAGAACCATTACCTTGGATGCCATAGTAAATCTTAAAAAATTCCCTCCACCTGATTTAATTAAAATGGATGTGCAAGGTGCAGAACTGGATGTTCTCAAAGGTGCTCAGGAAACTATTAAAACAGCCAAGCATATTATATTAGAATTACAAATAGTAGAATATAATAAAGGTGCTCCTTTAAAAGATACAGTTATTGATTATATGGATTCAATAGGCTACGATTGTTTAGGGCTGTTTAGTAATAATGGTCCAGACGGGGACTATCATTTCGTGCGTAGATAACATAAATAATGGTAGTTCAAAGGACTACTATGAAAAAACTACTAACTATTGCCCTGCTATTTGTAGCAGGATTGGCTCAAGCCTGGGACCAACGTGCTCCACTACCACCGGGTGCATGTCAAGTACATAGCCCTTACGGATTTGCAGCCACACAAAGAGCAGCACAACCAATTTGCCGTGAAGCATACTTAGTAGCATATGATGCTCCTGTTAAGATTCCCGTATATGTAGCGTATACATTACTACCACAAAATGCGTTAGGATGCTGGCCACGTACCAATGCGTTTGTTGCAGATCAAAGTGTACAGGGTGGTGCTCGTCCAGATGACTATGCTGGTACAGGTTACGACAAAGGACACGCAGCACCAGATGGCGATTTAAGTTGGACACAGCAGGTAGAGTATGAATCATTCCTAATGACCAATATGTATCCACAAGCAGGATCATTAAATAGAGGAATTTGGAAATTATTAGAAACCAGTGTTCGTGGTTGGGCAGTTCAGTTAAATCAACCATTTACAATCTTTGTTGGTGCATTTTACGGTGCTGGAGATAAAGTAATAGGTAATGGTATAATTGTTCCTCATGGATATTATAAAATTGTTGTTAATAACACAACCAAAGAAGTTGCAGGATGGCGTTTCCCCCATGTTGCACCTTATCCTAATTTAGGTAATGATTTGAAAGCATTTCGTATTCCTGTTTCACAAATTCAAACTGAAGCAGGTGTAACATATGCATTACCACCAGGATACAAAGAACTCAACCCAGGACAAGAATGGCCTGTAGATTTCGGAGCACTAACTAATGCAAAACTATCCCGATGCAAATCAGCCGACTGATAATGAATATCCGGTATACCCGGAGGACGACGGCACGGACAGACCCCGTAATCCATATAGTCCAGCGTAGATCTCACCTTAGGGACCGTTGTCGTCACGGGTGTGAGCTTGCTCACACAGGCGTCCGCGCAATTGAACTGTCAGGCGTACTTGACGGGAGATAAAGTAACTCCCACTAAATACAGTATGAAGATTACAGAGTTATTAACTGAAGGTAGAGAATCTAAACAAACATTTGTTGATATGTTCAAGAAGTTTCTTCCCTTGGCCATGGAAATCTTAGAAATAGATAGACTACCTAAGATGAACTTTGAACCTGAAATAGAGTCTGGTGGTCAACCAAGTTTTGGTATGTATGTTAATGATGAAAAAACTCTACATGTTGCTATACTTAATCGCCATCCTGTGGATGTTTTACGTACAGTAGCACATGAATTAGTTCATTTTAGGCAAGATATGCGTAATGAACTTAATGATAATAGTGGTGAAACAGGATCACCTGAAGAAAATCAAGCACACGAGATTGCCGGTGTTATAATGCGTCACTTCAATAAGCAACATCCGCAATTCCTACGTAGTCAGCCAATCTAAACAGCCGTAAAAAAGCCTCGATCTAATGCCGAGGCTTCTGGACTACGTCCTATATATTTTTATTATATTATTTTTTAGATGCAGTATTACTAGCATTAACAAATGAATACATTTTTTCTGCTGTTTCTAGAACTTTATCTAGTCCTGGGAACTCTGGCATGTCTATACGGGTAACTACTTGGCCAGTCTTTTCGTCTTTAGCAACTGACATTTCCCATCCGCGGAACTTAGAGTGATATTCTTCACTAACTAGTCCTTTGGCCATGTCTAGAATGTCTGTACGGATTTCGTAACCGTTCTTGTTGAATTTTACTTCAGGTGCTTTCAATGTTGACATAATTTTCTCCTTGTGTGTGTATGTCTTAGGCAGTAGCCTTCTTGCTACGTGTAGTTTTAGC